CAAGTTCAAGTAAATAATCAATCAAATTATAATTGGACTTTAAATGGTATAACATTAACCTTTTCTTCAGCACCAGTAAATGGTGCAGAAATAAAGGTAATAATACCTTCTACCTATCCGGATGGAACTCCAAAATATGGTATTGAAGCTCACGTTTCAAATGCTAATTTCTTTTCAGTCACAGATGATGCAACCGCAGCAGAGCGTTTACTTCAACAAGAAGGGTCTGTTGCAGCACCTCTTTATACTTCTAATAGAGAATACATATTTGAGAAAAATGAAGAACGTTCTAAGATAAGAATTATAGATCCTACATTTATTTCAGAGTTTGTATCTAAATTCGAGTCTTTGATCAATGACTGAAAATATAACAGAACCTTTATCCCCAACCTCCAAAGCAGATCATCAAGGATTTCATGTTGATCCTATTGCTTATGATATAAAAAAGGTAGAATTATATCCCCATACTGTAACATTCAAGGAAAAAGAAGGAGATAAAACATCTCTAGATCTTAGACCCCAGGTAAATATGATTCTAATTACAGAATCAATATTCCAAAGTGCTCTCCATGTTAGTTTTGGTATTATAGATGCTGTTGGAATTTTAGATGAACTTCGTATACAAGGGGGAGAAAAAATACATTTACGAATTGAACAAAAAATTAAACAGACTGTTCTTTCAAGTAGTTTTTTACAAGATTTAACAAAAGACATTGATCTAGAACTTTATATTTCAGATATAAAAAACTTTGAAAAACCTAAGATTGACACACAAACTTATACACTAGAATGTGTTACAAAACCTGCTTTTTTAAATCAACTAAAAGTCTTAAATGATCCCTTTAATGATACACCAGCAGAATTGATAAAAAAGATAACTAAAGGTGATTTAGAAATAGAACCAGGAGAAAAAGGCCGAAAATTTAAACCAAACTCAATTGATTTAATTAAAGCTATTGATGATACAGTTTATAGTTTACCTCCTGATGATAGTGGTTATGGTGAACCAATAAAAGGAATATATCCTAAACTTAGACCTATGGCAGCAATTAATTGGTTATTAAGAAATTCTAATGATAAGGGTACTCCTATATTTTTTTATGAGAGTATGACATATGGTTATCAATTAAAATCGTGGGAAGATATGCTTGATGATGCAGATAATTTTCCTTATGGTCCTGTAATGCCATTTACCAATCTTCCATTCGATTCAATATATAAAGGTAGAGAAATGACTATCGATAATCCAGATTATTATGATTATCAAAGAAGAAAAATAATATCACTCCAAAGTTCATTAGGAATTTCCAAATATAATGATTCTAGAAAAGGAGCATATGCTTCTAATCTAACTTCAGTTGATTTTTCTACAAAAATCTATAAGTCTGATAGTGTTTTTAAATATGATAATGATGATAAAATGGATGAGAAATTAAATAAATATAAACCTTTCTCAGATAAAATTAAATTTAATGGTGATTCTCTTAATACAGATTCTAATAAAGATGCTAGAAACTTTTTTGTAAGTCTAAATCTAAATGCTTTTAAGGATTGGAAAAATTATCATTCAGCATTAAAAGTAAAAGAAATACAGCAAAAAGAATCTTATCGAGCTAATATGGATGTATTAACTCATACCATGGAAATACCTGGAGATCCAGTATTAGGAGCAGGAATGATGGTTCAATTATATGTACACAAAATACAAGATCAAAATCTTACTGATGAAGAAATTACAACTAAAGCAACAGATGGTGATACATTAATGGGCGGAAGATTTATAATAAAAAAAATTAATCATTATTTTAAATCTACTGGATATACAATGGATTGTGAAATTATAAAAGATTCATCAACAGTAGATCTTGATGAGGAGATTAAAGTATAATGAGAGAAGATGATTTCATAGGACAAAAATTTTACTGGTTTAGTGGTGAAGTATTAGATATAAATGATACTGAAAAATTTAACAGGGTTAAAGTAAAATGCCATGGTTATCACCCAGAGGATATAAAAAAAGAGGATCTACCCTGGGCAACAGTTATGATGCCAACAACATCTGCTGGTACTCCTAATGTAGGAGCTAACCATCACCTAGAAGAAGATTCATGGGTAATTGGATTCTTTAGAGATGGTGCGAGCGCGCAAGACCCTGTTGTTATAGGAAGTATAACTACTTCAAATGATGGTACTGCAGATCTGCATTCTTCAGCTTCAACAACAAATAAAATTTATAGATCAAAAGCTGGTCATCTAATAGAATTACAAAATGAAAAAGATAATGAAACAATTCAAGTAACCCACGCAAAGGGTGCAAAGATTAATATTGATAAAGATAATAACATCACTATTACCAATTCTGGAACAACAAATATTACAACTACTAAGGATATTAGTCTTACATCATCAACAGGGCAGATAACAATTGCTTCTGGCCCAGGAAAGAAAACTAAAATAGTATAATGGCTGAAGCAGCAGAAACACTCCCAGAAATCTCGGTACCTCCTTTTGAATGTGTAGGAGAACTATTACCTACTCCTGCAAATATGACCAATATGTTTGGTACTATAGCAACCAATGCAGAAAAATTCGCTTTATCTACCGTTGAAGAGTGGAAAGATGAGGGAGAAAAATTAAAAGATGTATTAGATACCTTTAGAGAATTTCTAGTTGCATATGATCCTAAATGGAAAAGATTAGAAATGCCAGAGAAAGAATGGGAGATAATGATACAAAGATTGATGGAAGAATATCCTATGTATATTCAAAATACAATCTTACAATTAGTTAGTAAAATAATTCCTATAAATTTTCAACTACCTTTATTAGGATTACAAATAGATTTAATTAAACTAGTTTCTGATAGAGCTTATCTAGATCAATTAATGGCAGATGTACAAGGATATGGTGCTGATGTCCAGGCACAAATAGATGGATTAGCTTCAGATTTATCCCCAGAAGCAAGACAAGAAGCAATAGATAAACTCCGCGGAGATAAATTAGACGCAATATATCAATTACTTCCTTCTGAATATAAAATGTTTGCTGGTGAACATAAATTTGAAACCGCAGATTTTAAAGGAAAGCAAATAGGGGATTTTATAAAGAATGAAGCTAAGAAATTACAGAATGCTTTAATGACAGGTGGAGCTACTGCTCTAATTGATAAGTTTAAAATAATATGGGATGCTTTAGGATTACCTGGTATAGATTTCCCACTAAATTTAGATGCAAAAGCACTAATTGATGCAGCTATAGCAGATGCTAAAGATGATGTAGAAAAAATGGCAGCATTAAAGAATATTAAAATAGCAGGATTTGATGTTATGGCTTTACTCGGTGGAGAGTTTGATGATAATGTTGAATCAATGGAAGTTCAAATTGCCAGAATACAATCGAAGTTAAAAGAATTTGAAGTTAACTTTGAGGACTTTACGATAAAAACCTGGTTACAAAAAGTTGGACCATTCCTTAAGGCAATAGGATTAGGACCAGTAATAGATTTAGTATTATTAGATTTTTGTGATTTTATGGTACTAATGGGTATACCTACAGCATTAGATTTGGGTAGCTTCTCAAGTATTAAAGAAGTAGCAAATACTTTTGATTCAGGATTACCTACTTTGAGTGCTTCAAATAATCCGGCAAGTAATTTTACAGAAGAGACTATGTCAGAAGGACAAACAATCATTGAAGGAAGTTTTACAGCTGGTGTAACGGTTGTTAATACAGCAGCCTTAGATGCAGAAACAGCATTTACAGATTATACAATTGTAAGTGGAAATATAGTTTTGAATGAAGCAGCAACAGCTGGAACAGAGTACTTAGTAATTCCTGATTCTAGTGGCTAACGAGTATAAATAGATATATGGCAATCGCAACAGACAAATCATCAGTATATGCTCCAATAAGCACAGTATCTAGGAAAAAGGGCTGGGCTGATTTGGATTTATCTCTGAAAAAACATCCTATACAAAAAGATATAATACCTTTAAAGGATGATAATGCTATTAAAAATGCTGTTAAGAATCTAGTATTAACTAATTTTTACGAAAGACCTTTTCAACATGCAAAGGGAGGTAATTTATCTGGATTTTTATTTGAACCAGCTGATCCAATTACAGCATACGAAATAAAAGAAGCTATTACTGATGTATTAAGTTATCATGAATCAAGAATAAAGCTCGAAGGAATAAGTATATTAGATGATGTTGATGCTAACGCGTGGATAATAAACATTAAGTTTTTAATAAAAAATATAAATATAGTAACCAATGTAGAGGTTTTACTAAGAAGAACAAGGTAGAGATATGGCAACAAATTTAAATGTAACCGAATTAGATTTTGATGATATAAAACAAAATCTAAAAAATTATCTAAAACAACAAACCGTATTTAATGATTATGATTTTGATGGGTCAGGATTAAATGTATTACTAGATGTTCTAGCATATAATACACATTATAATGCCATGGCCGCACATTTATCATTGAATGAAGCATTCCTTGATTCTGCTCAAATAAGAGGAAACGCTGTCTCGAGAGCTCGGATGTTAGGATACGTTCCTACATCCGAGTTAGCAGCTCGAGCTAAAATTAATATTGTTTTAGATGTTACGGGTGAAACAGCAGAAAAACCTACTTCTCTTACAATACCTAGAGGAGCTAAATTTTCTACTTCAGTAGGAGGATTAACTTATAGATTTGTTGCTTTAGAAGCTCAAACTGCATCATTAATTAGTAACAAATATACATATAATAATGTAGAAATTGCTGAAGGAACTTATAATTCAATTAAGTATAGAGTTGATAATGATATAGCAATTCAAAAGCATCAAATTCCTCATAAGAACGTGGACACGACCACGCTCCGCGTACGCGTACAGGCGAACGAAGAATCTTCAAATTATGATCTGTTTATTAAATTTACTACTCTATTAAATGTAGTATCAACTTCTAAGATTTATCATCTTCAAGAAAATTCAAATGGATTTTATGAGTTATATATGGGCGATGGGGTTATTGGTACTAAACCTGCTAATAATAATATTGTTACTCTAGATTATGTACACTCAAATGGTAAAGATTCTAATGGAGCTACTACATTTACTATGGTAGATTCAATTGGTGGATTTTCTAATACTGCAGTAACAACTGTCAGTAATGCAGCAGGTGGAGCTGATCAAGAAACTATAGAATCAATTAGATATAATGCTCCAATAGCATTTACTGCTCAAAATAGAGCGGTTACGGCAGATGATTATAAATCTATTATCGAAAGAAACTTTACAAATATTTCTTCTATTAATACTTGGGGCGGAGAAGATCAAGCTATACCTGATTATGGAAAAGCTTTTATCTGTATTAAACCAACAACTGCAACAACATTAGATCCAGACGAAAAAATATCTATTATTAATTCTATCCTTAAAGGAAAAAATGTTGTATCTGTTACGCCAGAAATCATAGATCCAGATTATAGTTATTTAGAATTAGATATATATTTTAAATATAATCCTAATCTAACAGATAGAACTTCTGCAGATCTAGTTTCTGTTGTAAAAGATACAGTTGATGATTATAGCCTTAATAACTTAAATAAATTTGATGGAGTATTTAGGCATTCTGGAATATTAAAACAAATTGATAGCTCTGATCCATCAATATTATCTTCTACCTGTAGGCCTTTTATATTTAAAAATATAACACCAATTACAACAGCATTAAATAATTTTACACTTACTTTCCCTGGATCAATCTTTACTCCAAATGGTGTTGATGAATCTTGTATAAGTTCTACTGCCTGGAAATATGGTGGTATTGATAATTATTTTGCAGATAAAGCAATTTCAGGTTCTACAGATAGACAAATATATGCTTATAAAATAGTTGATAGTGTTAAAGTAACCACAATAGATAATTGTGGAACACTTACTCCTTCAACTGGTGTAGTAGTATTAAATAATTTTACCCCAGATGATACTACTGAAATTCGATTAACCGTAACACCTGATTCATTAGATGTTGCTCCAAAGAGAGAAGAAATTTTAGCAGTTGATGGGGCAAGAATGTCAGTCACAGCAGAAATAGATACTATCTCTACAGCTGGTTCTTCAGGTTCTATAGATTATACAACTACTTCAAGGTTTAGAACCTAATGGCAAAATACGGATCAGATCACGAGAATCCCAATTATGTGGAATCTGTTGCTTCTTTAAAAAGAAAAACTAAAGAAGATATTAGAATTGATTCGATAATCCCTTCTCATATATTACAGGATGCAACCAATAGTGATGGTTCTCCTAATATAAAAACATTATTAGAATATTATTATAAGTTTATGAATATGGAGGAATTTATATATACCTCCACTGAAACATATACGGATCTTCTTTCTGCTTCTACTACGTATGTAGATGGTTCAAACGATCCACAAGCTAAAGCAGCTTTTAGAATACCAGATCCTAATAATGAAAATAATGAATTCTTTGCTGATTCTACTGGTGCATCTTCAACGTTAGTCGTAGATAATGCTGGTACTAATGTAACTATTTCTTTGACTGGTAATTCTTTACCAGTTATTTCAAATGGTAATGAACTTCCAGGAACTTTAGTAAATAGTTTAACCCCTAAAGGTAAAACTTTTACGGTTGATGATATACCTCGTGCCTATATAGGAAAATATGCTACATTAACTACTACTGCCTGTCATTGGGTTGGACCAGGACCTTCTTATGTTTTAAATGCTATTGAAGAAGCTATGAACATAGACGAAAATTCAGAAGTTTATCTAGATCAAATGCAAAAAGAAATAGCAGGAGCTATTCCTCGTAACTTAACCTCAGTAGAAAAAAGATCTCTATATAAAAATATCACAGAGTTCTATAAATTAAAAGGTGCACAGGATAGTATTGAAGTATTTTTTAGATTATTATTTGATGAAAATGTTGAAGTAGAATATCCATGGAATGAAACATTAATCCCTTCTTCAGGAGATTGGGATGTAGATCCAGCTCATCCAGCTGGTGGACAATACCTAGATAAAAAAGGAATGTTATCAAACACTATTAAACTTCAAGATTCTTATTATTGGCAAAAGTTTTCTTATAATATAAAAACAGGTAAAAATTTAGCTGATTGGAGATATGCTTTTGATCGATTAGTTCATCCTGCAGGATTTATTTTCTTTGGTGAAGTTTTAATTCTAACAGAATTAACTCGACTTATACTAGGAGATTATCAAAGAGTTTCAGCAACAACTGCTGGAGATGGATTAGTTCAAGACCCTGCAAATCCAGGATATCAATATAAATATTTAAATGTTTATCCTAGGAGTGGTAGGAAAACACTTAGTTCAATGCCAGGATTACAGCCTGGGGTTATTGGCGCAGAAGATGTTGCACTACTCGTAGAAGCTTTTGCTTCAACATTCTTACCTAATATTATAGCTAAGGTTGATAGAAGTGCAACTCTTTCCACTAATTTTTCCGGGGGTCAAATAACCTCTATTGAAATTATTAATGGTGGTTGGGGATATGCTTCAGCCCCTGCTCTAACTATTACAGGAGATAATGGTTCGAGTGCAGCAGCTACCTGTACAATTGATGCAACTACAGGTGTAGTTGAAACAGTTACAATCACAAATGCTGGGTCTGGATATACAACTGCATATACTAGTGCAGCAGCTAATCCAGATGTTGGTAAGATTAAAACAATTCTTACTAGTAATTTAGCTGATAAAACATATGCAGCTGCACCAGTATTAGTTTTTGATGCACCAACTGCAACAGATGCTGATGGTGAACCACTAGAAACTAATGTGACAGCTACAGCAACGATACAATTATATGCTGAAGGCCATGCTCAAGCAGGAGAAATCTCAGGATATACCATTACCGAAGACGGTTTTGGTTATATTAAAGACCCAAAAATAAGAATTATCTCACCTTCTGAATCTGAAAATAGAGGAAAAGATGTAAAAGAGATAGCTATTATTATGTTAAATCACGTAGCAAACAAGCAAGCTTATCAAACTTGGGGCGACGGATTTAAAACTTTATCTGAAAATGATTATTTTAATAGTAAAAATACTTATTATGCAAATAAAAAGTTCAGAGATAATTATCCTATAAGCTTTTTTAGTGAAAATATCATAGGATCTACTTACGAAAGCGTTATAAATAAATATAACGTGAAAACAAATATCGCACAGGAATAAAAAATGACAGCAATAGTAACAACCCCCTTTAGAGTGGTAAATGCAGAGAATTTTAAAGAGGATGTTGCCGGTTCTTCAGTATATGTAGGGATTGGTAAAACAGACGTTTGGTCTACAGCAACCTCAGATTTAACGGACGCAACCACACCCTTCACTCCACAAGACAGAATAGATGATATTCATGAAGCATACCAGAATATGATTGGTATGAAAAAGATAGCCTCTGCAGATGTAGCACACATCGTACCACGGCACACTTGGACTTCAGGAACAACTTATACTGCTTGGGATTCAGATGATTCTGCAATATACGATAAAGCATTTTATGTCGTTACTTCAGAATATAAAGTTTATAAGTGTATATCCTCACCAGGAACACAATCAACTGTTGAACCTACACATATTAATACAGATCCAACTGCAGAATCTGATACTTACAAATGGAAATATATGTATACAGTTTCAGTAACTGATGCAGAGAAATTTTTAACTATTTCATATCTACCAGTTCGAACTGAACCAACTGTATCAACCTCTACTGGAGGTAATGGTGGATCTTCAAGTACAACTGTTACGCTAACAGCTGCTAATGAATATATTGTAGCTGGTATGTTAGTTACTGGTTCTGGAATAACAGCCGGAGATACAGTTGCAGCTATTGATGGAACAACACTTACTTTATCAACTGCAAGAGCAGTTGCTAATGGTACTACACTAACTTTTGGTAGATTAGCAGATACAGATGTTAACTATGCTAATCAAACAGCTCAAATAAATTCAGCTAATACTTCACTTACCGCAGTAGCTGGTATAGAAAGATATGAAGTTACGGCTGGGGGTTCAGGGTATACTTCTGCTCCCGATGTTATTGTTAGAGGAGATGGTACTAACGCGCTCGCGATAGCTACTGTTTCTGGAGGAGCAGTTACAGCAATCACAGTTTCAAGTGCTGGTTCTGGCACAGAAGCTAATAAAGGTGATGGATATACTGTAGCAGATTTACTTATTGGTAGTGTTACATCTGGTGGCGGTACTTCTGCAGCTGGAAGAGCAATTATTACTCCTTCGGGGGGACACGGAATAGATCCTGTAAAAGAACTTGGAGCATTTTATGTTGCAGTTAATTCACAACTGTCAGGTTCAGAAGGTGGAGATCTTACCGTAGGAAACGATTTTAGACAAATATCATTAATCAAAAAACCTCAAAACTTTGGAACAGATGTTACTGCTACAGCTACTACACTAAGAGCAAGAAAAGCCTTAGTATTAGCTAGTGCTGGTTCAGTTTCTGGATTTGCAGTAGACCAAGTTATTAGTGGATCAAGTTCTGGAGCTAAAGCTTATTTAGTTGAAATAGATACTACTAATAAGGTTTTATATTATGTTCAAAATTCAAAAACAGGATATGCTGATTTTGTATCTGGAGATACTATTACAGGAACCTTACCTTCAGGTGGAAGTTCAGTATTAAATACAACTTCAGGAACAACTTGGTATGGACAAGCCACGAATGGTTATGGTCCAGAAGTAAAAATGAATTCAGGTCAACTCTTATTCCTAGAAAATAGAGATGCAATCAATAGGTCATCCTCACAAATTGAAGATATTAAACTGATTATTGAATTCTAATTAATTTTTAGAAGAGAAAAATATGGCAATTACGAAAGTTAAGAATTATAACATAGCCCCTTATTATGATGACTACGATGAGTCAAAAAACTATCATCGTGTTTTATTTCGTCCGGGATTTGCAGTTCAAGCAAGGGAATTAACTCAATTACAAACATCATTATATTCTCAGATAGATAAACTTGGTCAATATTCGTTCGAAGATGGTTCTAGAGTGGTTGGCGGTAAAGTCACGGTTAATACCGAATATGATTTTATTAAATTAACATCAACCTCGGCCGTTGCTGCTTTTGTAGGAAATACTATTACTGGCGGAACCAATGGAGTCACAGCTACAGTATTAGCTACAGTGGCTGCAACAGGTGGTGATCCAGATACTCTTTATATTAAATATGATACTTCAGGTACAGCTAATGCAACTAAATTATTTGTTAATGGCGAAACAATTACAGATACAAATTCTAAAACCGCAACATTAGCATCTTCAGCTTCTACCGGAAAAGGATCAAAAGTAGATATAGATGAAGGAGTTTATTTTATTTCAGGTACTCTGGCTTATGTAGCAAAACAAACCTTAATTTTAGACAAATATACTAATACTCCTTCCTATATAATTGGATTATCTGTCACTGAAAGCTTAGTAGATAATTCAACTGATGGATCCCTTGTAGATAATGCTCAAGGAACTCCAAATTATGCTGCACCAGGTGCACACAGATATAAAATTGCAACAACTTTAATCAAAGAAAGCTTAACTGCACCAAATACAACCTATGCTAATTATATCATGTTAATGAAAATTAAATCTGGTATTATACAGGTTAAGACAGATACTAAAACAGCTAATACAGAATTAACTACAAGATTAGCTAGACGAACACACGAAGAATCAGGTAATTATTCCGTTGCTCCATTCTCCTTAGATATTAGAGAGCATCTAGATGATGGAGCAGGTAATGGTGGATATTTAACATCAGGTCAAGGTGGAGTAGCCACTAAATTGGCAATTGGTGTTGAACCATCAATAGCTTATGTACAGGGATTTAGAGTAGAAAACTTAGCAACAAAATATGTTGCAGTAGATAAACCAAGAGATCATGTTAACGAAAATGAAAAATCCGTAGTATTACCTATTGGTAACTATGTTAGATTAACTGTATCTACTATTACTGGTATGCCAGATATTAATTCTTATTCTAGAATTTCTTTAAGAAATAGCTCAGATACTGTTATTGGTTATGCAAGAGTAAGAGGACTTGAAGAATATACAGCTACTGTTTGGAATTTATACCTATTTGATATAACAATGAATAGTGGTCAAACATTCTCTAATGTTCATAATGTATTTCAAACTCAAACAAATCAAGATTTTGATGGTCATTTATCTGTAGTTGGAGTAAGATATGATTCAGGTAATAATGGATTAGTATTTAAATTACCATATGATGGAGTTAAATCACTACTAGATTCTTCTCCTGCAGATCCGTTAGAATATAATGTAAGAGTAGAGGTTGAAGGAACTGTATCAGGAACTGGAACAAGTGCAGCGGTAGTATTTAGTAATCTTCCTGGAAATCTACAATCTAATTCAGATATAATGGTGGCAACTGCAGGAAATGCTCCTCAGGTAGCAACATCTGGAACCGTTGGTGGAGTAGGAACTACAACTCTAACACTTACTAATGTAGGAAGTGCACTTACTGGATTCGCTTCTGGAACACCACACGTAAAAGCTATATGTACAGTTCAAAAAACTGCTTCAGGTGGAAAGAAAAATAAAACTTTAGAAACAATAGCAGCAGCTGATTTCACATATGCAAGTGCTACAGGATATATTCCTTTAGATAAACCAGATATTCATTCTATTACATCAATTACAATAGGTGGAGCAGATGCTTCAGAAAAATTTAGACTTGATAATGGACAGAGAGATAATTTCTATGATGAAGGTAGATTATATCCAATTGGTAATTGGTTAGCTAATGGTACAGTAGTTAATATTGCATTTAAACATTTTTCACACGCTCAAACAGGGGATTATTTTACAGTAGATTCATATCCTACATATACAGATATTCCTACATTTGATTCATCTCAAGGTAAAGTAGAACTTAGAGATTGTATTGATTTTAGACCAACTAAAGCTAGTGCAGGTTCATTTACAGAAGATAATGTATTTACAAACGGAACAGGATTTTCAAATGCAGATGCTCCAAAACCAGGAGGAGTTGCTCAAGCAGATATATCTCACTATTTAGGTAGAATTGATAAACTCTATATTGATAGAGAAGGAGATTTTGCAGCAGTAACGGGTGTAGCTGCTACTAATCCACAATCACCAGATGATATAGATGATTCAATGACAATATTTGAATTACATCATCAACCTTATGTATTTAATACTGGAGATTGTATTCCAGTTAAGATAGATTCCAAACGCTATACAATGCGGGATATTGGTGCTATCGATTCAAGGGTGAAGAACCTAGAATACTATACTTCTCTTTCTCTTTTAGAAAAAGAAGCTTCACAAATACAAATACAAGATGGTTCAGCTAACGATAGATTAAAAAATGGTATCGTAGTTGATGGATTCTATGGACATAATATTGGTAATATAACTCACCCAGATTATAATTGTTCAATTGATAAAGGAAATGGTGTACTTAGACCAAGATTCCATGAAGATAATATTAGAATGATCCAAGGAACTACAAGTAATGTAACAAAAACAGGTTCTTTACTTCACCTACCATTTACTGAAACAGTTTATATAGAACAACCTTATGCTACAATGTCTGAGTTTGTTAACCCATATAATGTATTCACCTGGGGTGGAGAAATGAAACTTTCTCCTGAATCAGATGAATGGAAAGATACAGATACAAGACCAGACGTAGTGATTGATGATGAAGGAGTTTATGATCAGTTAGTAAATATGGCTGAAGAATCTGGAATACTTGGAACAGTTTGGAATGAATGGGAAACTAACTGGACTGGCGTAGAAGTTACGGAAAGTACTAGTTCAAATATGATTGAACAAGAAGATGGTGGAAGATTCTGGAGTAGATGGAGAAGAAGGAGAGGAGCTTCTACTACAACTACTGTTGCAACAACTACTACATCTAATCAAGCTAGATCAGGGTTAAGAACAACCGTTGTACCTGATACTCAATTAAAAGAAATGGGCTCAAGAGTAGTTGAAACAAACTTTGTTCCATTTATGAGATCGAGAGAAATATTCTTTAAAGCAGAAAGAATGAAACCAAATACAAAGGTTTACGCATTCTTTAATGGTGCAAATGTAACAGATTTCTGTGCAGAAACATCTTTTGTCGAATGGTCAGGTCAATCAGTTGGAACTGCAGTAGCTAGTTTTAAAGATGCTACAGCTCATGCCTCTAATTCTGATTTGATTACTGATGCAGCAGGTAAAGTTGAAGGATCATTTAGAATACCACATAACTCTACACTTAAATTTAAAACAGGTACAAGAGAATTTAGACTAAGTGATTCAAATACTAATTCTAAAACAGATGAAACAACTTTTGCAGAAGCTCTTTATCACGCTCAGGGTTTACTTGAGGTTAAAGAAAATGTTATAATATCAACTAAGGTACCTAAATTTGTATCAACAGAATTAACAGATTCTAGAGTTATTCAAGATACTGCAATTACAAGATTTACAGATCCAGTTGAGTGGGTTGATCCATTAGCACAAACGTTTATTGTTGATACTGCTGGTGGTATATTCGCTTCATCTTGTGAAATTTATATAGCAGCTGAAGATGCTAGTATACCAATTAATCTTTCAATAAGAGCAGTTGAGAATGGAACACCAACACAACAGGTTGTTCCAGGGTCAAGTGTTAATATGTACCCAAGTGCGATAACAACTTCAGCTACTGGTGCCACAGCAACTAAATTTACATTCGATCATCCAATTTATTTAGGACAAGATCAAGAATATGCAATAGTATTAATATCTCAATCAGATGATTACAAGGTATTCATTGCAGAAGTTGGTGGATTTGATCTACAGAATACAGCCAATAGGGTTACAAAACAGCCTTATAATGGAGTATTCTTTACATCACAAAACGCTTCAACCTGGACTCCAGAACAAACTAAAGATCTTAAATTCAAACTTAATAGATGTAACTTTAGTCAAACTTCTGGTACAGTGGTATTAAATAATGATAGAATGCCAACTAAAACATTACCAGCTAATCCACTTAGATATGTTGCTAATTCAGGATCAGATTGTATTATAAGGGTTACACATCCAAATCACGGTATGTATTCTGGAAGTAGTGTAGACTTAGCTGGATTCGTTGCAGAAAATGGTATAGCAGCTGGTAAGATTAATGCAACTCACGTTATAGGAAATGTAGAACATGATTCTTATTCAATTCTTATTTCAAGTGATAATGCAACAACTGTTGCAATTGATGGTGGTGGTTCAGTAATGACAGCTGCAGGGAATATAAATTATAATATATTCGTTCCACAAATACAAACTCTCGAAGTTCCAGGAACTGGTCTTAGTTATAGTTTAGCAGGACGTACAGGTAAATCTCAAGATGGAACAGAATCAGCTTATGCAGCTTCTACAATTGGAGCAGTATTACCTAATTCTAGTAATGTACTTACAGCACTACATACAGTTTGCTCACAAAGAAATGAAATAGCACAAAGCATAACACAAAATACTTCACTGGCTTTAACAGCTACATTTGCAGGAACATCTACTCTATCACCAATTATTGATATGAATAGATGTAGTGCAACATTGATCTCTAATAAGGTAAATGATGCAGGAAATAATTCAAGTGGTTCAGGTTATAATAATACTGGATATGGTAGAACATACGTTGCTGAAACAGTAGCTACAGGTGGATCAGAAATAAATAAATATATTACTAAGAGAATAGATCTTAAAAATGAAGCATCAAATATTGATGTTTATATCAGTGCTAATAAACCTAAGAATGCTAATATAGATCTATATTATAAAACATTACCTGCAGGATCAGATAGTGATTTTGATTCTGAAGCTTGGGTATTAGATGCACCAGAATCTGTAATTCCAGATAATGATGGAGGAATATATAACGAGGTACATTATGTTATAGCTCCTGGGGCAAATTTTGGTTCATTTGCAATTAAACTTGTATTAAGAACAAGCGATAGTTCATATGTTCCAAGTGTTAAAGATTTTAGAGCAATAGCAGCATTATAAAGATATGGCAAAGAAACAAAAAACAGCAATAGTTGAAGATAATCCGGATTTAGTTCGTGATTTATCTACTAATGCTATTATAAATAATAGTGATAAAGCATATGAAGCAAGATTATCTCAGATAGCAAAATCCAAAAGAGATGAAAAACAATCTGAGGATATAATGGAGCTTAAAAAGGATGTTGAAGAAATTAAAAAACTTTTAAAAAAGATAGCGAGTAAATAATGGCAAATAACGAAACTAGAGTAATAAAAACAGATACCTTTGAAGGATGGAGACAAAAAAGCAATGAAGTTTCCTTCGAATTAGGTGATGTTGATCAATTAGATTCTAGAATATTAGATAAAACTTATACATATACAGCTTCTGCTGGAGATGCAATATTTACTGGTACTGATACAGGATCTAAAACTTTAAGATTTGAAGAAGCACCAGAAACAGTTACGGATATGCTTCATGTGGTTATCTTTACTGGATCACCAACAATACCTTCAAACTTTGTTGCAGGAGCTACGGCTACTCAGACTGGTGGATTCTCTGGTAAGATCTTATGGATTAATACAAATAAAGCAGCATTTAGCACAGTAAGTGGAACATTTAATGCTGGGGAAAATCTAACAGTTAGTGGACAAAGTATTGCTCATGCTAATTTAGTAAGAACACTTTCAGAATCAGTTGCAGTAGGATATGTAAGAGCTAAACAAGGTGGAACAGAGCAATCACAAACACAAGTTCAAGCAGGATTTCACGTACCTAATCTCGCCTTTACAATTGTTCTTAATGGTTCACCAGCTGTATTAGCTTCATTCTCAGAAGGTGCCAAGGTTTATCAAGGAACTAATTGGGGAAGCAGAGTTTGGGAAGGTACAATATTAAAAACTACTACATCAAATGTTTATTTAAAAACATATAGTCAAGACCCAAGAGATACAGGTACATCAACGGCATTTAGTGCCACTACTATGTTAAAAGAAGAAAGTGATTCTGGTAGTGATAGAATCGTAGCTGCTAGAATAACTAGCGGTGCAGTAATAGATGCTTCTTATGGTACTATTGTAGAATTACATACCTTAGCTAGTGCTTCTCAAGCAATTCAAGTTATTTCAAATGACGCAGTTGATGCTATTAATGAAGTTCAGGATGATATTGGTGATATTACTGCATTGGGTACAACTGATAAAGCAGATGTAGTTACAGCTGTTAACGAATTAGAAACAGGTATAAGAGGAAGTTCCTCTAGCCTAATTTCAGCTGGACTTACAACTACAGGAAATGATTTACTTGCAGCAGTTAATGAACATGATGCTGAACTAGGAACAATCTCTGCAGCTGCTATGGGAACAACTGCTTCAACAGTAGGTCCTGCTATACTCGAATTAGAAACAGAAATAGATGTATTAAATGCAAGAGTAGAACCAACACAAGCCTTTGCAGGAACATTCTCTTCATCAACAGTAATGGATGCTTTAAATGAGCATGAAGGTGATATTGGTAATATGACTCTTACTGGGTTAGCTGCTAGTGATTTATCAGCAGGACTTAGAGAAATAAGAGTTGATATAGGTAATGTTGGAAATAGTGGAGCAACATTAACCACTGGAACAAATATAGTAGCTACTGACTTAACTGCGGCAGTAGTAGAATTAGATTCAACCCTTGGAACTGGTGTTATATCAGGATCAGGAACAGAGGCAGTTGGCGCAGCTAATATAACAACTGCAGTTAATCTTTTAAATACAGCACTCGGTGATTCCGATTCATATAATGATGGGACATACGGAGCAAATACCGTCGCTGGTACATTAGATCTTCTTCAAGCAGGAATGATTGCTAATGATACAGAAATAGCTGATAGATTACGATTAAATTTAGATACTACAACACAAACCCTAACAGGAACAAATAGAACAATTCAAATCGGTGATGGAACCGATGCAGTTACTTTAGACTTTGCTAATAATGCAGTCTTAGATATATCTGATGGTACTTTACTCGTATCAGCTGCAGGTGGAATAGCAAACTTCGGATCTGCATTCTTAAATCTTGATGCTAACCTGTCCACAGGAATGGGACTACAGGTTGATAGAGATCATATTACTCAATTTGGTACTATGACAAATCATGATGTAAGATTACAATGGAATGAAGCTATAGCTCATAATGGTTCATCATTAGTTAACCCAGAAGAAGCTTGGCAATTAATTGGAATGGAAACTGATGGTACTACTAATACTACTTCTATTGTTACAAGATATAATGCATTTAACTTAATAGCTAATAATACCGAATCAGGTATTAATGTAACTTGGGATGCTACAAACGAGAATTTTGATTTTGATGTTAATGACTTTAGTATTACTTTAACTGGTGATGTAACTGGTACCGCAACAATTACGAATTTAGCCAATCAAAACCTTATAACAACAATCGCAAATAATTCAGTTGATTTAGGTGCTCATACAACTGGAAATTATGTTTCTACAATCGCAGGAACAGCTAACGAAATAGCTATTTCTGGATCAGGTTCAGAAACAGCAGCAGTTACAATCAGTTTACCAGATGATGTAACAATAGGAAATAATTTAATTGTTACTGATTATACAAGAACAGCTGGACTTAGAGTTGGTACATCAGGAACAGATCCAGGCGATGGTGTATTAGCAGTTGCTTCTAATGCAACAGTTGGTGGTAACTTAACAGTTACAGGAGACTTTACAGTAAATGGTACAACAACTACATTAAGCACAACTAACTTAGAAGTTGAAGATACACTTATATTAGCAGGATCAGATTTAGGAAATACAGAGCCAACATCAGGTGGATTTGGACTAGAAACTAAAGTGTTCGCGGGCGTACACTCGAACGCGGCCGCTGGCGTAACAGGCGCGCACTCACTCGTATATAACTTTGCAACAGATCGTTGGGAAGCAGATGGATCATTAGTATTATCTGAAGCAACACTAGGAACTGCAGAGGTAGCAATAACTAATAGTTCAGGTACAGATTTAACTGGTGACGGAAATATGGAATTATCTGGAACTAGGAGATTACATTTTAGAGAAGGAACTGGAATTGAGTTAGACAATGGAGATGTAGGAATAACTGGTAATGATATTGATATTCCTATCACTAACAGTGACAGAGGATCCTCTCAAAATATATGGAAAGTTATAACTCCTACTACTGGATCTGGACTTTCACCTAGTAGTTATGGTGGAAATAATGCTGCACTATACTTTGATGCTGGAACAGGTATAACTGTAACTAGCTCAACACCTAGTTCACAAGCACACTTTACGTGGGCATTGGCTGATACTGGCGCTGGAGCAGCAACTTATGGTCAAACTGGATCTGAAGATGGTCAATATATTAAATCAGTTGTTGTAAATGCAAAAGGTCAAGTAACGGCAGTGACAGCTGATGATTTTGATGATAGATATATGGATCGATCTAATAATCAAACAGTAAATGGAATTAAAACGTTTACCTCTACAATAGTAGGATCCATTAATGGATCATCTGCATCTTGTACAGGAAACGCAGCATCAGCTTCAAATGCTGCTACATTAGATGGGGTTGATTCAAGTCAATTCTTAAGAAGCGATACAGCAGATAGCTTTACTGGTTCACTTACAATGGGAACACAGAATGCTCTTGTAGCTTCTGACTATGGTCACGGTGTACATGGACTCTATAACGCAGGTAAATACCATCACGTTTGGGGAAGAAGCACATCAAATACTATGCATGCCTCGGGTAATAACTTAACAGGATTTTATGGATTAGCATGGGCAGATGCTGCACTGAATAATAAAGCTGGTGGAAATCAATTATTTGTTGTTCAGAATGGAAGTATAACAAGTGCATTAGGTACTAATATATGGACATCAGGAATTATTTCAGGTATTGGTTCAGGTATTACGGATCTTAATGGTTCAGAGATAGATACTGGAACGGTAGCTGCAGCTAGAATAGCAAATTTAGATGCTAGTAAAATCACAACTGGTACACTTGCTGATGCAAGAATACCAAATTTAAATACTAGCAAACTTACCGCAGGAACACTCCCTGCATCTAGAGGTGGAACAGGATTAACAAGTGTTTCAACT